AAAAAGGATTATACGCTAACATTCATGCGAAGCGAAAGAGAATCAAGGCAGGATCTGGAGAGAAAATGCGAAAAAAAGGTTCTAAAGGTGCACCAACTAACAAACAGTTTAAACGAGCAGCCAAAACTGCTAAGAAAAGATAATGGCAAAGACAGCAGCATGGCAACGTAAAGAAGGTAAGAACCCAAAGGGGGGTTTGAATGCTAAAGGTCGTGCTAGTTATAAGCGTCAGACTGGGGGAACGCTAAAAGCTCCTAGCAAAAAAGTAGGGAACAAACGTAGGGCATCCTTCTGTGCGAGGATGAAAGGCATGAAACGTAAGCTAACCTCTGCTAAGACTGCAAGAGATCCTAATAGTAGAATAAATAAATCACTAAGAGCATGGAATTGTTAATATGAGTAAAAAATTAGAAAAATTAGCTGATGAAATGATGAGATTGACTCCACAAGAAGGAGAACAACTAGCATTAATCATCAAAGCAAAAGTTATGCCAGAAATGGCTAAGCAACAACAGCAACAGGGTTTGTTACAGCCACAAAATCCTCAAGCTCAACAACAAATGGCTATGATGGGTAAAAGACCACAAGGTCAAGTACCTATGCCAAATGCAAGAATGGCTGCACAACAAGGATTATTAAGATAATGATGATTAAAACTAAAGTGTTTATTGCTAAGACAATGGCTAAAAAATTTTATGGTGATGCTGTAAAATCTATAAAAGATCTTAGTGGTAAAAAAATAGCAAAATTTAGTAAAACTAAAATTAAAGCTTTTGGTAAAACTCCATTTGCAAAATCTGCTGTTAAAATTGGTAAAAAAGCTGATAGCAAAATTGGACAAGGTTTAACAAAAGTTGGAGAAGGTTATACTAAAATGAGATCAAAAGTAAAAGGAACAGGAACTTATAAAGATATAAGATCTATTGCAAAAAAATCTCCTATTACTTTTGGAGAAGGTGCAGTTGCTTTTACTGCTGGTGCAGGTTTAAGTACAATAGCTAGTCAAAGTTATGATAAAGCAACAGGCTATGAAAGAAAAAGAGTTAAAAAAAATAGAAAGGTCTAATTATGCCAATGGTCGGAAAGAAAAAATACCCATATACTAAAAAAGGAAAAGCTGCAGCAAAAAAAGCAGCTAAAAAATCTGGTAAAAAAATTAAAAGAGGATACTAATGAAAATATACGCAGGTGATAGAAACTTTATGAAAACACCTAAGAAGAAACCTTCATTAGCTAAACAAATAGTTAAAAAAGGACTCAAGTTTGGTGCTAGAGTAGCAACAAATCCTTTAACTATTGCTTTAGCAGCAGCTCCTCAAGTTTATAAACTAGGAAAAGCTAAAAAATTTAAGTTTCCTGAATATAGACAGTTCGATAAAAGAGGCAGAAAAATCTAATGGAAGATAAACGTACATATAAAAACCATAAAGAACATGGAGAAGATATGTCTCATGAAAATGAAGTAAACCATGGTGGTAAAAGACCTGGAGCTGGTAGACCTATTGGAGCAAAGACTAAAAAAAATTGGAAGTCTATGGAGGAGATGGCTGTAAAATACCAACATTCTCCTTTGGATTATTTATTATCTGTGTTAAACAATCCTATGAGCTCACCTGAACGTAAGATGTATGCAGCCGAAAAGGCAGCACCATTTGTTCATGCAAGATTAGCATCAACTAATACTAAAATAGGAACAGATGAACCAATTGCAATCAAAGTCTCCTGGCAAAAAGACGACTAAGAAAAAAGTCGCTGAAGTAGAAATACCTTATAAGCCAAGACCTTACCAACAAGCAGTACACGCATCACTTAAAAGATTTAGTGTTCTTGTATGCCATAGAAGATTTGGTAAATCAGTATTAGCTATTAACGAATTAATTAAAACAGCAGCAGATAAACAAAGAAGTTTATGTGCATTCATAGCTCCAACTTATAGACAAGGTAAAGCTATTGCTTGGGAATATTTAAAATATTATACAAAACCACTAATGCATTTTGGTGGTAGCAGAAACGAGACAGAATTAAGAATAGATCTTTTTAATGGATCACGTATTCAAATATTTGGTGCAGACAATCCAGATAGTATTCGTGGAATGGGCTTTGATAAAGTTGTCATGGACGAATACGCAATTATGTCTCCAAGAGTTTGGACAGAAATTATACGTCCAGCTGTTTCTGATAAATTAGGATCGGTCCTATTTATAGGAACGCCAATGGGTCATAATCAATTCTGGGAAGTTTATGATTATGCTCAAAGAGGTCATAAGGATTGGTATGGGAAACTATACAAAGCGTCTGACACACAAGTAATTCCAGATGATGAGCTGGAACAGGCACGTTCCATTATGACTGAAGAACAGTATGACCAAGAGTTCGAATGCTCTTTTACTGCAGCAGTCTCTGGGAGTTATTATGGAAGATTAATAACTAAAGCTGATAATGATGGTAGAATCGGTGACGTGCCTGTAGATACAAATGTAGGTGTAGAAACTTGGTGGGATTTGGGTATAGGAGATTCAACTGCTATTTGGTTTGCACAAAGAGTAGGTAAAGAAATTCATTTGATAGATTATTATGAAACTTCAGGTGAATCATTAGCTCACTACGCAGATATATTAATGGACAAAGACTACGCATATAGTAGACATATAGCTCCACATGATATAATGGCTAGAGAGCTTGGAACAGGAAAGTCAAGATTAGAAGTAGCAAACGAATTAGGAATTGAATTTGAAGTAGCACCTAAATTAGAAGTAGATCATGGAATAGAATCTGTTAGAAATACTTTGCCAGACTGTTACTTTGATAGAGAAAAATGTAAAACAGGATTAGATGCTTTGAGACAGTATCGAAAACAATGGGATGATAAAAACCAAGTGTTTAAGAACAAACCTCTCCATGACTGGTGCTCACACGCAAGTGATGCATTTAGATATGGATGTGTTCATGATCCTATTGATACAACAGAATGGGATAAACCAATTAATATAGATACAAAATACGTAGTATGAAAAAAACAAATCAAGAAATATTATCAGTTTTAAGTAGAGAGATACATAATGCATCAGGTTATATTGGTGGAGAACTTGTATCTAGAAGAAAAAAATCATTAGAATATTATTTAGGATCACCTCTTGGTAATGAACAAGAAGGTAGATCTCAAGTAGTATCTAACGATGTTTTAGATACAGTAGAAAGTTTAATGCCATCATTGATGAGAATATTCACATCAGGTGATAATGTATTTAATTGTGAAGGTATGGGGCCTGAAGATGAAGAAATGGCTAGACAATGTTCTGATTATTTAAACTACATCTTTTATAAAGAGAATGATGGTTTCTTAGCTTTATATACTGCATTTAAAGATGCACTAATCCAAAAGAATGGAATACTAAAAGTATATTGGGATGATGCACAAAAAATTGAAAGAGAAGAATACTCAAGATTAACTGATGATGAGTTTAATGATTTAGTCTCTATGGATGAGATTAAAGTTTCTAATCATACAGAGTACGAAGAAAAAATTACTGATGAAGCTGGTAAAGAAATAGATAAAATTAAATTACATGATGTAGTTATTCATAGAACTAAAATTCATGGTAAAGTAAGAATAGAACCAGTACCACCAGAAGAATTTTTAATTGAAAGAAGATGTAAGTCCATTGATACTGCAAACTTTGTTTGTCACAGAGTGAACAAAACAAGAACAGAATTAGTTGAAATGGGTTACGATAAAGATATGGTAGACTCACTACCAACTGGTGATGGAGATTATTATACTGAAGATAAATTTACTAGACATCAAAGCGTAGATTTTGCACATGGTGAAACAGATGGTGATACAAGTACACAAGATGTTTTAGTTCATGAATGCTATGTAAGAATGGATGTTGATGGTGATGGTAAAGCAGAACTATTAAAAATCACAGTAGCAGGTGATGCTAAAAAATTATTAGACATGGAAGAAATAGATACAATGCCTTTTATATCTATGACTCCAGTTATCATGCCACACAGATTCTATGGAAGAAGTGTAGCTGAATTAGTAGAAGATATACAATTAATTAAGTCTACTGTAATGCGACAGATGTTAGATAATATGTATTTAACAAACAACAATAGAGTTGCAGTACAAGATGGACAAGTTGCAATGGATGACTTATTAACTAATCGTCCTGGAGGAATTGTTAGAACTAAACAACCTCCTGCAAATGTAATGATGCCTATACAGGCACAACCGATTACTGAACAAGCAAGTGGTATGTTATCCTACCTAGATTCTGTAAAAGAAACTAGAACAGGTGTAACAAGACAATCACAAGGGCTAGATGCAAACACATTAAACAATACAGCAACTGGCCAGAACCAAATTCTGACACAATCACAAATGAGAATGG